GTCATTTGCTGAGCTCAGAGAACAGGATCGCCACGCCCAGCGAGGGGCTCGTGCTGCCCGAAAGGCTCGCACGCACACCGACGCTCACCGTGTCCGGGAACTCGAGCAGCTTGGAGCCGTCAGCGGTGAACGTGATGTCACCACTGTCGTCCGTCATCTCGGTATAGCTGCCGGTGGCATTGTCCAGCAGCGTCACCGTGCCGCCCCCGAAGGTGCCGTTCAGCTTCACATAGCACGCGCCGCGGCCCGTGACCGTTACGGTCCCGTCCTCGATCATCGTGCCCTTGTATTGTCCGCTTGCGGTTTCCGTCGCCATGTCATCCTCCGATCAGGCGAGTACGTCCTCGATGCACTCCAGAGACATCGATGAGATGAACGGCGGCCGAGAAGACCACCCCATGCGCGGCTTGGCGAACCGGAAGACACCCTCCGGGTCCGTCGTCGTGATCGCCGCATTATCAGCAGGCGCAGCGCGCAGCTCAGGCACAAATGATACCGTGATCGCCCCCGCGCCATCGGAGGAAGCGTCCTCCGTCGCCATCTTGAGCTCAGTGCCGACTTGGAAGAAGTCTCCGGCCCGGATCCAGTTCGTGACCGAAGGCGTGCAGCCGTCCAAGTTGAGGGAGTTCCCTGTCTGGCTCCCACCCGCCACGAGCGGAGTGCCGCCGAATGCACCTCGAGGATTGTAGTCGGCAGGGGACAGCGTGAAGTTGTCCGCTAGACCTAACACCTGCGCCACGAATGCCTGAAGGACCGCGCGGTCGTTGTTCGCCAGCGTCGAGAACTCCAGCGTGACCGTCCACCGCTGACCCGCACGCTGCGCGACCTGAATCGCACCCGAGATCCCCACGAACTGCTGCGTGTTGGAGATCAGTTCCCACGACATCGAGGTGGGTTTGATCGAGGGGAAAGTCCGCGTCGTCACAGCCTACCCCTCCGCGCGAGATCGAATATCTCAGCCTTCTGCTGGTCGAGTTGGCGCTGGAACAGGATGCGGTCCTGCTCCGTAGCGCCGCCCTGAATGGTCACGACAGGCGCGTAGGTCAGGCCCCCGCCCATAGCGCCATTCGGCGTGATCGTCCCCGTGCGGCCCGCTGTGAACAGCTCTGGCCCACGTTCGCCCACCATGTACGTCTTCCCGCCAGTGACCGTTCCGCCATCGGCCCGGAAGCCGCCGAACAAGCCGCCGAGGAACCCGGCGACGCCGCCACCACTAGAAGCGGCGCCTCCGGGGAACAGGCCGGACAGGGCCCCGCGGAGCTGGCTTTGAAGCGCTTGAGCAGCCATCTGCTGAAGAAGCCGCGAGAACGCATCTATCGCGCCATCCGCACCATCCGTGACGCCGCGCGTGATCGCGCCCGCGAGGCCTTCCTCGAGACCAGAGAACAAGTCGCCGGTCTTCTGAACGTCGTTCAGCCGCTCGCCCAGCTTGGCGATGTTCTCGTCCAATACCTCCTGCACGCGCTCCGCACCACCGAGCGCAGCGATCTGCTCCGGCGTCAGCAGATTGAAAGCGTCCGTGAGCTCGCGCACAGCATTCGCGTACGCCACGAAGGGGTCGAGATCGGAGAAGAGCTCGAAAGCATCCTGCTGGGCCGCGGCGCTCTCTCGCTGAGCTTCTGCGAGGCGCTCCTGCTCCTCGATCGCAGCCTGCATCGCAGGGCTGGCTTCCACGAAGTTGTCCCGCGCAGCAAGCACCAGAGCGTTGAACTGCTCCTGCGTCAGAACACCCTCAGCAAGGCCTTCGGCATAACGCGCGATGTCGTCAGCTGCGACCTGAGCAGGCGTCCTGAGTGCATCTAGTTCGCGCGCGAAGCCTGCAGTGCGCTTGGCGAAGTCTTCCGCGAACTCAGCCGACCGCTTGTCCATGTACTCGAGCGCGCCATCGACGCTGGTCATCAGGTTCGCGGGGTCGATTTGATCCGGCTGACCGCCACCTTCATCACCCGCGCCGCGCCGCGCATCCAGAACAACCCCGGCCGCGACTGCGCGAGCTTCAAGATCGCGCACTTCCTGCTCCAGCCGCGCAATTATGTTTTCTCTTTTCGTGATGTTTTCTCGGCCAATGCCGACGCCTCTTAGCGCCTCCAGCTTCTCCCTAGCTTCGTCAAGCCTTGCGGTAGTGGCTGCTAAGTCTGCCTCTGCGTCAGCCAGCGTGATGCTTTGAGCAAACTCCGTGAACTGAGACCGCTTGCTGATTAACCATTCAACCGCGTCCGCTAGACCAGAGAAGCCGGTCTCCAAGCCCTCCGTCGCATCTTCGATAAGAAGCAATTCAGAAAGCGCGAGCTTGGTTTCGTTAAGCGCGTTGTTCAGCCGGTTCACATCACCGTTAAGGGACTGAGCGCCTTGCTGGGCACCGGCGGTGTAGTCCTCTCGCAAGCTGGCAGCAAGCTTCGGTAGGAGGTCTTCGGCCAGAACCTCGCCGTTCTCCAGCATGTCGTTCAATTGAGACGTGGTGACGCCCATCGCGCGTGCAGCACGCTGGAATGCACCGGGCAAGCGCTCGCCTAGCTGGCCCCGAAGCTCTTCCGCCTGCACGTTGCCCTTGGAGATCATCTGCTCCAAGGCGCGCATCGCGCCGCGTGTGTCGTAGGCGTCTAGCTGAAGCGCGGAAGCGGCGATCGAGAGCGACTCAAAGATGTCGCGCGCAGCATCGCCCTCGAGCGCAGTGCCTTTCGCGGCTGCGTTGAACTGAGCGAAGGACTTGGCAGTACTTACAAGGTCGAGGCCAAGGGTGTTCGCGAGGTCTGCTGCATCATCGAACGCAGCCTCAGCACCACCAGCAGAGCCCTCAACAGAGCGGAACGTCGCGTCGATCGCGTCGAACTGACGCTGTGTGCGCGCCAACTCCTTGCCGAAGTTGACTACCGCCTGAACGGAGAACGCCGCGACAATCGCACGACCAAAACGGTTCGTCGTGCCAACCATCGCGTCCATTTGACGATTGAAGCGCGTGAACTCGCGGGAGTACCGATCCCCGGCAACTATGTCTACCTTGAACCGCTCGTCAGCCACGCTCGTTCCTCATCCGAAAATACACAGCCCAGCCGACGTATTCACGCGCATCCATCTCACCGAGTTCTGCGACCGTTTTCCCCAGCTCATGCGCTAGGAAATAGCGGAACTGGAGATCACGGTCGCCCCTCAGTTTTTTTCGATCTCGTCCTCGTCCGGGTCGCCCGCGTTGATCTTGGACAAGATGAACGACAGAACGTCAGGGTCCACGCTCTTCAGGATTTCCGTCTTCTCGATCTTGCGGAAGACCGGCTTGCCTTCAGCGTCTACCAGACGATGGATCAAGGTCATGACCATCGCCTCCGCGCTCTTTCCTTCGCGCGAAAGCTCCATGACCTCACCCATCTGAGCAAGGTTGACGGCAGGCTTGATGTAAACCGTCGCGTCCCACTGCGGGACGTACAGTTCCTCAGGCTCTGCCGCTAGTTTCGTCCGATAGTGCTGCTGAGCCTTTTCCAGCAGGCTCATACAACAGTGGACTCAGTCAGCGCACCCGTGCCTTGGAACGTGATCGACGCCTCGACCATGCCGTCGAACGAGCCCGTCCGCGTCACGCCCGTCACGATCACCGTGCCGGTGTAGTAGGTGTCGCCAGCGGTATCGCCTTCCGGGTACAGGTTCAGCGTGACCTCTGCGCCGTTCGTGAGCGCGCCCTGACCCGTTGCGTCCGTCTCGTCCCAGAACACGTCGATCGAGCCGGAGAACGTCGTCAGCGAGGACAGGTACGTTCGCGCCGTGTCGCCCATGCTGGTGTCCTCGAGCGTCTCCGCGGTCTCCTCGATGCTGTAAGACCGCACCTCGGCCACCGTGTTTGCACCCACCTTCACGACTCCTTCGGAGCCCTTATGCGTCGCCATCTTCGATCACCTCCTCGGTGTCTTCAGCAGGCTCCGGCTCCACCGGAGTCTCGTTAGCGTAGCGATACCCCTTGCGGAGCATCTCCTCGATCTTCGTCGGGTGCGGGATCACCTCCACGCCACCCTTCACGAGCTTGACCATCAGTCCACCGACAGCATCAGCTGAGTCATGCCGGTGCCATCGTCCATGACGACCTGCACCGTGTAATTGTCGGCGTCGATCACCAGAGCATCGCCCTGCGCCGCGCCACTCACGTCCGCCGTGCGGCACATGACCACCGGCTCACTCGTTGCGAACTGCACAGAGCCACCCTCGACCGCGTTGTAGTCGTTGTCGAAGATGACCGTGATATTCGACGCATCACCGCCCGCAGGCGTGTACGCCGCCGTCACGCCAAAGTCGGCCAGCATCGCCAGCCGATCAGCGGCGAGCTCAACCGGCATTCTTCGGCGGACGACCGCGACGACGGCGCGGCTTGTCCTCTCCGAGACCGATCGCACGATCCTCGCGCGGTTGGTCTTCCGGCAGAGCCTCGATGTTCCCAGCCGCTAGCAGTGCGCGAGCTTCGCGATCGTCGATCACGAGCACGTCACCCGGCCGCGTCGGCTGGCGCGAGATCACACATCCACGGATCACTCGATATTGCATTGATCCTCCAGAGGGTCAGGGGGCGAGCCGAAGCCCGCCCCCATCCCATCAGGCGCCGTCGTTACCGAAGGCGAAGCTCTGCGGATGACGGACAGCCACGTCGACCGACTGAAGCGCGACCACCTTGATGGTGCCCGACGTCGACGCGGTGTACGGATCCACCACGATGTCGAGCCCGCCGAAGAAGCCGATCAGCAGGTCGGCGAAGTTGCCGAAGTACAGGTTCCCAGCGGTCCCCTGATTCGACACGACAGCGTTGTAGCCGCCGATCGTGCCGCCCGGCTCCACGACGAACTGAGCCGTGTTGGTGGCCTTCTCGGTCGTCTTCAGGGCACCGTACATCGCACTCGGCAGGATGTAGGAGAGGTTGCCCATCAGAGCGTTCGCGTTCGCGACAGCGGTCTCGAGGCTCACCACTTCGGGATAGGTCGGGTTCGCAGCGGCGAATGCCGTCACCGTGTTGACGAGCGAGGTGTTGAGGATGCCCTCCGGGACGCCGCCCGTGCCTGCACCCTCGAGGCCAGCCGCGTCGATCGCCAGAGCGATACCCGTGGCGAGGTCGTCACGCACCAGTGCTTCCACGTCCATCGAGGACTGGATGAGCAGCTGACGGGTGATGTCCGTGTGGACGCCGACCGTGTTCGGGGTCATCGACACCGAGCCGACCGTCATCTCGGACTCAGCGGAGGCGGTGCCTTCGCCGTTGATCCACGCAGCCGACGCAGCAGCGGTCTTCTTCGGGATCTTCACGTCGCCGGAAAGGCCCTGAAGCATCCGAGCGCCAGCACGCATCACCGAGCTCTGGTTGCGGAGCACGTCGATGAAGTCCTGCGGACGGAAGTCGTCCGTGAACAGCGCAGCGTCATCCGAGCTGTTCAGGTCGCGGGTCCAGTTCCGCAGCACCTCGGCCGGGAGCAGGATGCCCTGCGCGGCACGACCGTACTGCTGGCTCGCAGCGCGGGAGCACTCGAACTCGAACGCAGCCGCTTCCTGAGCGCGACGGTCGGTCGG